GGCGGTGGTGATGGCGGCGGTACTGGACCGGGTGACGGCGATGGCGGCGGTACGGGGCCGGGTGACGGCGATGGCGGCGGTACGGGGCCGGGTGGCGGTACTGGCCCGGGGCCAGGTGAAGGCGGTGATGGCGGCGGAACAGGCCCAACAACTGGGCGTCTTTACAAGAAGTCGGGCAAGACGGTTCAAAAGGTGCTGGCGGAGTTCAAGACGGCCATTGAGGGTGCTCCGATCTTGTCGAAGGTCAAAGGCTTCTTCGGTAGCTGCACTGGTGGTGGCAGTTGCCCGACAGCAACGTGGGACGGCGGACAATACGCGGGCAAGTTCGACTTGGGGAGCCTGTGCAGCGGCCCTCTCTTGCAGCTATTTCAGTACGCAGGATTCGTCTTCCTCGCAGGCATGGGCGTGGTAGCTCTTAGGTGGGCATTGCTATGAAGCGGCATCACCACCTGACCGCCTTGGTTGCTGCGCTGGTCGTACTTGCGCTCTCTGCGTCGTGGGCGTACGCCGATGGGGTTGGGCCTGTAACGGCCATCACCACTTGGGCGAAGGAACAGCTAACGTCGTTGTGGGCTGATTTCTCCGATTTCATGACGGACTTGCAGACCGACTTCATTGAGCTCGTTCTGTCGTACGTCAAGGCGATTGTGTACCTGATCCCGGCACCGGACTTCCTGTCGCAGATCAGCTTCTGCGCCATGCTCAACGCAGCTGGTCCGTGGACAGCCTTTATCGTGGCCCAGCTGCGCGTCGGCGAAGCCATTGCACTGCTCACCGCTGCACTTGTCTTCCGCCTTGTGCGGGTGTTCCTGACCGTATTCCAGTGGACGTAACGAAATGATCTTCGGCCATGAAGGGTTGCCGCGCAGCGGCAAGAGCTATGAGGCGGTGCTGCATCACATCCTTCCCGCACTGCGCGCAAAGCGGCACGTCTACGTGCGCCTCAACGGGGTAGGGGAGAGCCTCGGCAAGATCGCAGAGCACCTGGGCATGCCCGAAGAAGAAGTGCGCGATCTTGTCCACATCATGGGTGACAAGGAGGTGGTCGACTGGTGTGTCTGCGACACCGACAACGACGGCGCTATCTCGTTCCCGCACATCGAGAAACACGCCCTGATCGTGATCGATGAGGCACATGAGTACTGGCCGACGAACCGGGCAAACCTGCCGGAGCGCACCGCCAATTTCTTCGCCAAGCACGGCCATATCAGCTTGGACATGGTGATCATTTCGCAGGACTGCAAAGACCTGCATCGCCTGATCATCCGCCGTATGGCAAAGAAGAACACGTATACCAAGCTCGATGCTCTGGGGGCGGATCAGCGCTATTCGGTGCGGTTTTATGCAGCCACCGGCACGGGCAAGTATGAGACGGTCGGAACGGAAACTCGCAAGTACGATCCGGCCATATGGGAGCTTTACCACGGTGTGCAGCCGGGCATCGAATCCAACGAGGTCTATAAAGGAAACACCCGCACTCTTTGGAAGACGCTGCGCGGACCGTCCATCCTTATGGGCTTGGCGCTTGTGGTGGGTGTTGTGATGTTGGGGCGATTCTTCTTCGCAGGTGGAACGACCGGCGATAGCGGAACACTGAAAGAGGTTGTCGCCTCGCAGAAGGCCGCTATTCCTGCCATAGCGCACGCGCCGGGCGCGCAACCATCCACAGTGGTCACTACGGTTGCCGAGGCGCCTAAGGCGAAGGAGAAGCTTCCTGCGGGCGTTCAGTACATTCTGGACATGGCGGCCAATGCCAGGGCGCGACACGCAGGATGGTACGGCCACCGCGATATTGTGGAGTTTCGCGCATCAGGCGGCGGGCAGGTTCTCGACCGCTTCACCACGGAACAGTTGTGGGCGCTGGGGTGGTCTGTCAAACGAACCGAGTTCGGTGTGCTGCTGAGCGCCAAGGGCCACGAGATCATCGCAACCACTTGGCCCGTTGATCCCTTCGGCGAACAATCCGATTCGACTACCGAGCGTATAAGGGCTGCGGCGGGGGCGCCCGTGACGATGGCGAGCG